ACATTCAAGTCAACGGGGCCAGACTGTGCATAGCCATCCGCGCCCTCATAACTGTAGCCGGTCTCGTGCTGATACCAGTAGCCGTCGGTTGATACCCAAGCTGGGGTGTCATACACGCCAGCATCTACGCCGCCGCACCGATCCAGCTCCCCGATAGTCCAGTGCCGGTCTCTGAAATTATAGGCAATGTATTTATCAACATCAGTGCCTCCGGAAGATTGGAAACCGAACCACACCTCGCTGTAGAGGGTATTTGTCCAGGCAGTAATCTTCGCCTTCTGATCCCAGTTAACCCCGGCTTTTAGATAGTCCACAAGGTCGCATGGAACCTCACGAACCGCAGCGCCGTCATACATGTAGAATTGCCCTTGGTAGGACATCCACATGGCATTGCCATCAGGCAGGGCCACAACAGCATTGGGGGCCACTAGGCCGCAATTGCTGCCCACCTTGGTAAACTGGTAGATAAAGGGCGGTCCGATATAGGTGGCTGCGTGGGCGTCAACATCAGACAAAACCAAGGTTTGTCCGCGAACCCGCACACCCGCCATTAGTGAGCCATTCGTTGCCAGCTCTTTAGATCCAGCCTGGTTCGTCGATGACGCTGCCCAGGTCGTGTTGTTTTCTTGGTCGCACCAGGCAACCTTGCGATTGTTGTTGTCAGCGCCCAGGGCAAAGAGGAACCTCTCTTCCGTGGCCACCAGACCACTGCAGTTTGTAGGAGCATTGGTAATGGCTGCAGCCGTCCCCGACAGTGTCCATTGGTACAGCTTGCCGTCAGAGGTCAAGCATCCGACTAGGTATTCGCCCCAGGTATCCAGGCTCCAAGTGTCAGCAGAGACCAGGCTGGTCGCATCGTCTCTCGGGGTGCCGTACTCATAAGCATCATAGAGACCGCCGCCATACCCCTCTCGGGCTGTGCTGCTCTCATTGCCCGTTGTAAGGCCCGCGGGGGTAATGTCGGTGACTGTCATGGCCTCGTTGACGGCGTACAACTTGGAGGCCGACCCGCTGGCCAATAGCCGGTCGCCCGTGTTATCAATCCACCCTAGAACGCCCCTGGGGACGCCTGTCATTTGAGTGCTCGTCATAGGCAACCAGCCGCCCACAGGCTGCATAATGCCATCCTGCCAGCGCACCAGGTTGCAGTCGTACCAGCGCCCCATGCTTTGATAGTTCGTTCCGTTCCGGTAGACCCCCGGTGGCACTTCTAGTTTTTGTAGTTCAGGCATGGCTACATCCAAATAACGAAAGGAGTGAAATCAGGCACATCTTCTGTTGTGATTTCCAACTTAGGGTCTTTCGAGGTGCCGGGTTCGTCGCTCGTATGATAAACGGACCAATCAATAGACGCAGGGGCAATGCCATCAATCGTGTCAGTACCAATAATAAAATAGGTGTAACCCGTTTTATTAACAGCGTCAGCCATCCCCGCTTCCGACGTAAAAGCATAATATGTGTCAGCGGTCCAACCGCCAGAAACATCATATTCTGCTAAAAGTGAGTTATCGGACCAAGGATATTGCCAATCGGCTGTTGCCAGGGTTGGCCCCCATGAATAGTTCCGCGCCTGCATTTTATAGGACCGGCTTGCTGTTTCACCAGCGTTCAACGACAAAACAGAAGTCAAAACCTCTGACGCATCGGGGATAACAGAAGTGTCGAACCCAAGAAACCCCTGATAGACAAGATAAACTGACCCGACCTTGCCTTTCCCCGCCGCCGTCGCTGCATATTCCCCTGTCGTTACGTCACGCACCTGCACCGTGCCGCTGCCGTTTTTTGCGTCAAGCCAAACAGTGTCAGAGCAAAAAAGATCGCCGCCTGTGTCCATATAGATTGTGTAGCTACCCATCAAAGAACCCCGAACTCTGCATGATAAACACAAGGACATCGCTAGGATCAGTAGACCCTTCTCCATCCACAAGAGGTGGGTTTACGATAGTCCACGGATTGCTGAATGGCAGAGATTGACCATTGGCAGAAAGCTGAACCTGAACACACAGGTGCTTTTCCCCAAACGTCACATCAGACAAGCGAACGTCTAGGCCGTTATTCAGGGAAAAGGCGCGATAGTCACCGATATGATCTGCAAGGGCCTGAACATCCATCAATACGTCGCTCTTAACTGTAGAAGAACCTGCAAGCCGCGTGGTGCAGATGTGGAAACGGCGTCAACGTCAATTTCCAGATAATCACCATCAGCGAATGTCTGCGCACCATCCAGCGTACCGCCCGTAGAAGCGGTGCCGCCGCTGGCGATAGACAGGTTAGAACTAAAGATTGTGGTGCCGTTTTTATGAACATCAATAGTGGTCGCGCCGGTTGTCCCCGCCGTATCCACATATGCCTTGGCGGCAACAACTGACCAGCTAGAGCCTGGCGGCGCATAAATGCGGCCCATAATGTTCGTATCAACAGAAAGAAGCGTTGATTGCTCAACAGCCCGCGCCATCATGTGCTGGTCAACCGTGGCCGGCATATCAACGGCAAGAACCTTTTTATGCTCGGTCGCGTCAGCGTCATAGACCATCACATAGTCAGCATCTTTATCGACAGATGACAAAGCTGTAAGGCCATCAATATCAACATTCAATGTGCGGGACGTGGTTATATCACCACCACCAGACAAGCCCTCACCGCCGCTGATAGAAATAGACGTATGCGCCACATGCTCGGTTTCGACAAAACCGTACAAAGCATCGTGAGCAATATTTTCAATCAGAATGCGCTTATGCTCAGATGCCGAAGTGTCATAAGCCAGAAGATAATCAGCCGCTTCATCTGGAAACTCGTCTTCTGTCAGCGCATTCACATCAAGCGTAATGGACCTGTTGGTGGTAATGTCACCGCCACCAGTCAAAGCGCCACCCGCCGAAATCGACACAGAAGAATGGTCAATATGTTCATTGGCGACAAAATTAGTCAGCGCATCATGGTCAATATTGGCCGTGCCTGTAACCGTGATGGTCCCGGCAACAGTCAGCGTCTTGCCAGAGCCCACATTGATGCCGACCGAGGTGCCAGTCCCCGCTGCCGCAAAAAGATCATCGATAGCGTCGATCAGGGTGTTCAGTTCGTCGCCCCAAGTGTCGGAAGATCCACCAACCGTGGGCTTGGTTAGGGTCAGGTTTGTTGTTGGGTTAGCCATCGGTCATCCTCTAACTAAAAGCCTGCTTGGGGTAGGCATTAAGAGAGCCGGAAGGATAGCGAGACTGGCTATCTTCAATTATCAGGCTCTCCAATAGATCCGAATACTGCCCTCCCCAGAAAGTTGCTCTGGCATCACCGATATATTCAGCCACCTTGGCCGCGGTGCCGGTGAAGTAAATGTGCGGGTAGTACGTCACCAGCCAATTCGTGGCACCATCAGCGTCTAAGGCGTCCAACCGCTTGTAGTAGGTCAACTCAGCCTGATAGGTATCGTCGGGGGCCGGGAGCAACTCAATCTCATCAGCAATGATAGAGAAGAACTGCGGCACCCCAACCGAGGAGTACTCACTTCGTTTTACATCCATCATATCAGGCTTGAGAAATTCGAGTTTCCGCACTGGGTTGGTGTTCAGCTGGATGCCAACCATCCCCAGACAGTCACTGGGCCATGCAGTGAACTGATCAGACAGATCAGCCCGAGACCGGCCCATCTGATGACGGACCCTGACACGGGTGTTGATATCAGCCTCAACCAGGGCAATAGCCGTCAGCGTGTACTCAACACCAGTGGTGGACGTAAATTGAGATTGTACTGCCTGCTCCAGCGTCAACCGATCAACGATTGTGGGAATGGCCATTGGTCATTCTCCTACGCTCGCGGACCTGCGCTCTCAAGGGTGCGCCCGCCGGGGGCCATAGGGGCATCAGCTGGGCGATTTGCGCGATCTGCACGGCGCTCACCGGTCAGTTCGTCAATGGCAGTGGTCAGCATCTCGCTGTACATCTGGATGCGCTCCATATCACGCAGATAGATAGCCGCCTCCAGGCAGGATCCATACAGGTACACATCCGGCGCATCTGTGACCAACCAGTTCGTCGTGTTGAGCGATGTCAGGGCCGGGACGCGCTGGTAATAATACAGGGTGGCAGAAACATTGGCCGCAGGGCGAACAATAATTGTCGTGCCACTAATCCCCACATACTGCGGATTAGCATTTGGCCGATGCCGGAATAGGAATTCGTCGCTGTCCATGTCCACCAGCTCAGGCCAGCTGACCGGCGTTGTGGCGCATGAGATAGATTTCATTTCCAGGAAGTCAGAAGGCAACGTCGCCTCACCATCTGCATTCAGCGACAGCGCGTAGGTCGCCTCCATATCACGGCCACGAATGGTCCGACTGAAACGGGCCTCGGCCTGGGAGATAAAACCCTCAAGCTGCGATGTCAGGTCGCTTCGCCCCAGGGTGTCTTCGATTGACG